TAGTAATAGTATTAAAGTTATCACCACCGTAAAAACCGGCACCAAGATTATAAGCAAAGCTGAGCAGAGCTCCTCTTTTCCCATCTGACATTTCTCCCCAAAAAGGTATTTTACGAAGTGCAGGAAGAAACTCTTTCTTGCACTGCTCAATGAGAAGTGCATCTGCTTCTGCCTGTGTTAATGTGTCACCCATTTTAAATGGTGAACCATCTTTCTTACGAGTGGAACCCCAACCGATTGTAATTGGAAGTCCACCCGTGAGAGGGTCGGGATATGCCTTAAGATGACATCCTTCAAACTCCTTAATTAATTTGATGCCCATCATTGGGACATCATCACCACCTGTTACAGGAGCTGCAGCAGCAGGGGTCACTGGTGCAGCACTAGTCTTTTTTCCGCGAAAGATCTCCGCCCAATCAGCATTATCTTCCAGATATTTAACTGGTAGATTATCTTCTAACCACTGAACTGCCTTGACATGATTTGGATTTCTTTCATCATAGAACTGAAAGAAATTATGTAGATCAATTTTTGCCATTGTTGCCTCCGAAGTATTTTTGATAAAGTTGATTTGCTTCCACGTGCTTGCCGTGATTTGTCAGATCTTTAATTCTTTGTAAGATCTTCCTCTTAAAATTAATCGAAAATTCTTCCCCATCCATCGTTTCCTCCTGGACACCAGCGGTGCTTAAGAACTGCTTTGGTGTAAATGGTCTTCTTACCATTTGTTACTGGACCAGTATAATTATCATTTAATGAACCATAAGGATCATTTACAAAATATCCCTTTCCGTCTGGGGTTTTACCAATGACGACACACATATGCCCACCAGTAGGAGCAGATAAAGAACCCCTATGCAAGATACCAATAACAACAGGTTTCCCAGCATCGAGACTTTTATCAACGTCAGCAAAAGAAAGATTGTAACTAAAGTGTGACTTAACTCCATAACCTGCAAGTACCTTCGTTTGTACCGCATGGTCCGTAGTATCGCCAATCGCAAATACTTTCTTAACGTATTCGTCATCGCCTTTAATTGAACCTGGCTTAAGGAATGCCAAGCACATTGCACACGATGAACTATTGCAAGTTCTATGTGCATCTCTGTAGTTATCTACTTGGTTGAAATAAGGAACTTCTAGAACAGCAGGTGTAGGTGGCTTGGTTCTATACATTCCAATCCAATCAGTTTCTGCATCATCCAGAAACTCAGCAGGTAGGTTATCCTCTAACCATTGAACTGCTGCAACATGGTTTGAATTCTTTTCGTCGTAAAATTTAAAAAAATTGTGAAGGTCTAGTGTCATCTCCCTCTCCTATGAACTCAAATGAGAAAATATCATGATCTAGAATTTCTGGATTCAACCATTCACTAAATTCAGATTGAATCGCATGGGCATCTTCAATGTTCTTTTCACAGAGAGTATGAATGCGGTCAACTGCCCAATCATGTGTTTGGCGAAGAGTCTTTTCCAAAGTTTCCATAATCTTTTCGCATATAGCGTCCTAGGATATTACTATTGTAATACGCAGGCGTTCCATCGTCAAGAGACTCGATCAACACATTATTTAGGAAAAGCTGTTTGGTTTCTTCGTAGTTGCATTGTCCTTTTGTTTTGTGGAGGCTAAGGATTGTTCTGCTAAACAAATTTTTTCCCCAAAGCTTAACGTCATCTTTGAGTTCAGGACAGGAGCCGTAATATGCTTTCCAATCGGACTCTGACTTAACCTTTCTAGATTTTCCTCTTGGTGTGCGGAAAGACCAGAAATACTTTCTACCAATATAACTACGACCAGTTTTATCGCAGTGTATATGATAAACAAAACCAAAATGATCTTGAATATGATCTGAATCAAATACTTCCCCATTGTAGAGCCAGGGATTTTCATAACTCATATTAAAGTATCTTATGAGCTATTATTTATCTTCAACGCTAGCAAAGCGATTCTAGCAATAAAAAAGGGGGTTTGTCAATCCCCCCATTTTTTAAGTTTAATAATTTGAGATCAGGCAGGAGGAAGTTTTACTGGATTTGGTCCAGTCATACGATCATAGATTTTTTGTGCTCTAGGGTCCTTTAACTTTTGTCCTTTGTCCCAAGTTGCTTTTTGTGCTGTATTCATTGGAACTTCTTGCTCAAGAATAGACTGAACCATCTCCTCATTCATTTGAGACATGACATATAGTGCTTCAGCATTAGTATCGGCATGTCCATTGGTGATGAGATATTCAAGAACTAAATCCCAATTATCCATTTCATAATGTGCCTTTTGAACGGGAAGAGATGCTCCCGAACCACCCATCCTCTTAATCGCAGCACCAGCAGCACCTGACTCTGGACCAGAAGTTCTATCTCTTAATTCAGTTGCTTTATTAATTTTTTGCTGCTGTCTATGTCCTGCTGGATTAATATCAAAACTTGCCTCATCAACCATTTTACCTTCTGGTTCAAAAGAATTTCTCAGACTATCAATTGCTTTCTGAGTCTGTTGATTTCTCTGTTGTAGTTTACCAGCAACGCCTTTTGCTTTATCATAAACTTGTTTGCCAGCAAGAGCTGTCCCAGCAGCAAGAGCTGCTCTAACGCCAAGACCTACTAGTGGTGCCATCTCATCAACTTGCTGAACATCTTCACCAAGTCTTGAAGCGGCTCCTGCTGCCTTCTGAGCGACCTTTCCAACCGCCCCTGCTGCCTTACGGAGACCCTTTCCAATCAGACTCTTAACACCACTCTTGACTTGCTCTTTCTTCTTCTGAGCGCCGTAGGAGATCTTGTGAGTGGCAGTTCTTGCTGCTCTTCTAGCGGTGTCCTTAGCGACTGAGGCAGCGATACTAGCACCTGCAGCTGCACCTGCTGCCTTTGCCTTAGCGCGTCCTACAGCGGTCTTTACTGCTGCTTTACGGGCTGCTGCTTTCTTTTCACCAACCTTAGTCTTTGCTCTTTCACGTCTTTGCTCTGGGCTTTCAGTATCACTACCATAAGTGACTTTTGCCTCATCGATGAATAAAAACGCTGCGTTCTCTACAGCAGTGGCTGCCTCATCAAGAGTGTATCCAAACTCCACACACTCTTCAACAAGTTCTTCTACGATCTCTTCAATCATTTCACATGAGATTCCATCTGCTTCTTCATAGATGTCTTGATAAGAATCATATAATGCTTTTAAATCAGATCCTAACATTTTTATACTTACAGGAATTCCTGTGAATATTTATAAAAAAAGAGGGTCCAAAGACCCTCATTTCACATCATCATTACATTTACCCAACCATTCTTTTTTGTAATCATAATCACCAAACAAGTATTCATCACATTCTGCTGCTTCCTGGTATGCGTTCAGGATTGCCTGTTCGCACCATTCATCATAGTTGGAATCCTGAGAAAGTATCTTTGGTAACATCTTGTTTAATCCCCCCTACAATGTATGATTCAACTTCCGTTTCCTGTGGTGCCACTTGGAGACCCTTGGAGGAAATCCAGTGCTCAGTCCAGGGGAGTGGATTATTCTTCGCAGGGATATCATAAAGTGGTTTCAGTCCAATCGCCTTCATTCTACGATTCGCAATCCATTCGACATATTGTTGTAGCAATTTGTCATTCAGACCGATCATAGAACCATCCTTAAACAGATACTCTGCCCAAAGTTTTTCTTGATTTACAGCGTTCTCAAAAGTTTTATAGAACCATTGATCCTCTTCCTTGGCAATTTGCGCCATCTCAGGATCATCACCTTCCTTCCACTTATTAAGAATATTTTGAGTGATAACCAGATGCTGATTTTCATCACGGGCAATCAGTGAGATGATCTTTGCACTTCCCTCCATAAGCTTGAGTTCGCCAAATGCAAAACTACAAGCGAAGCTGACGTAAAAGCGAATACCTTCAAGAATATTAACGTTTGCAACTGCTCTGAAAAGTTTTCTTTTGAGTTCATACCTTGCTTCTTTTGCGTAGGGTACTTGTTCCAAAGCATGGACCCACTCATTTGAATTATCGTAGTGATGAGCACTATTGATGAAATCGTTATATGCCTGAGTGACACTCACGGCACGTTCCATAATGCGGTCTTCTCTGAGAATAGTATCAAAAACTTCAGATGGGTCTGAGTAAACATTCTTGATGATATAAGTGTATGAACGGGAATGGATCATCTCCATAAACTCCCATACCTTCATACAAGCTTCCAGTTCAGGAAGTGAGCAATATGGTGCAAATGCCATACCAGGACCACGACCCTGAACTGAGTCCAACATTACCTGATACTTCAGGTTGCTGGTGAAGATGTGTTTTTGCTCTGGGCGTAGCATATGATAATCGCTACGATCTTTTTGAAGAGATACCTCTTCGGGTCTCCAGAAATAACCCAGTTGCTGTGTTGTTAGTTTATCGAATATTGGATACTTGTAAGAGTCATATCTTTGAATTCCTAGTGGTTGTCCAAAAAACATTGGTTGCTTTTTGGTGTCTACCTCATTGGAATTAAAAACGGTCATCGATTCGACCATTTTTTTATCCTCCAAACCTGTTTTAAATCTTACAAGACTCACAATCTTCCTCCTCTGATTCTAGAATATCGGAAACTAAATTTTCAAGAGACTGACGGGTTTCTTCAACCTCATCATTCTTCATGTCGTGTGTATTTTGATAGTAGCTGGTTTTCCAACCGTACTTATATGTAGTCAAAAGGTCCTGTGCCATCACTGAAGTAGGAACTTCATTATCTGGGTAATGCTCTGGATTATAGGACCAGTTTCCAGAAATCGCTTGATCAAAGAACTTTTGCATAACAGCAACAATATGAATATACCCGCGATTGCTAGGCATATCCCAGAGCAGCGTATAATTGTTCTTAAGTGTTTGATACTGGGGAACAATCTGCTTGAGTGGACCTTTCTTGGACTTCTTAATGGACAAGTATCCGCGAGGTGGTTCGATTCCGTTGGTTGCGTTTGACACAACGGAACTGCTCTCCGATGGCATCTGTGCGGACAATGTTGAGTTCCGTACCCCGTATTGTAGAACCTGTGCTCTAAGAGACTCCCAATCATACTTCAATTCGTTTGGAACGATTTCATCCACATCCTTCTTGTATGTATCAATCGGCAGAATCCCCTGTCCATACTTGGTACGATGTGAATATTCACATGCACCTTTTTCCTTAGCAAGATTGACCGTTGCCTGAATCAAATAATATTGGAATGCTTCTGTGAGATCGTGTACCAGTTTCCAGGCACCAGGATCATCGTAATGCTCGCCGTGCTTGGCGAGATAGTGTGCCAAACCAATAAACCCTACCCCAAGTGAACGACGCGCCCTGGTGGCGATTTCTGCTGCTCTGACGGGGTATCCTTGAAAATCAATGAGTTCATCAAGACTCCTAACAGCAAGATCGCAAAGAACTTGAAGATCCTCAAGCTCCCTAACTTTACCAACATTAATAGCAGAAAGAATGCAAAGAGCAATTTCACCATCAGTATCATCAATATGCTGCAAAGGTTTGGTTGGTAGAGTAATCTCTTGGCACAAATTGCTCATCTCAACTTTATCTAGGAAGGAAGAATGGGAATTGCAATGGTCAATGTTCATAATGTAGAGACGACCAGTTTCGGCACGTTCTTTCAGGAGTGAAAGAAATAGTTCTTGAGCTGCGATAGTTTTTCTTGGAATAGACTCATCTCGTTCATAACGAACATACAACTCGTCAAATCCATCAGTACCAAAAGCATCATACAGACCAGGAACGGAGTGAGGAGAGAAGAGTGAGATTTCTCCGTTTTGAATGAATCGTTCATAGAAGAGTTTGCTAGTTTGAATAGAGTAATCTAGTTTACGGACACGATTATCTTCAGTTCCTTTGTTGTTCTTTAGAACAAGGATGTCTTCTATTTCTTGGTGCCAGATAGGAAAGTGGACTGTAGCTGAACCACCTCTGATCCCGTTTTGAGTGCAGCATCGTACAGTTGCCTCAAACTTTTTAAGGAAGGGGACAACGCCTGTGTGTTGTACTTCTCCACCACGGATTTTGCTGTTGATGCCACGGATGCGACCTGCATTGATACCGATACCCGCCCTTTGTGCAACATATCTGCCAATAGCCATATCGCTAGTAAAGATACTATCGAGGGTGTCATCAACATCATCAAGGACACAGCTAGCGTATTGTCTAAGTGGCGTTCGCACTCCTGCCATGATGGGGGTCGGAATGTTGATTTTGTGCTTTGAGATTGCATCGTAATACCTTCTAACGTAGTCTAAACGTGTTTCCTTAGGATACTTGGAGAAGATGGTTGCCGCAATCAAAAGGTACATAAATTGTGGCGTTTCGTAAAGTGCCCCAGTGCTTCTATCCTGCACAAGATACTTATCAACGACTTGACGTAGACCTGCATAAGTGAACAGATAGTCACGGCTATGATCAACAAACGACTCAAGTTTATCAAACTCTTCATCAGAATACATTGTCAGAATCTCAGAGTCATAGACACCCCTACCAACACAACGCTCTACATGCTGCTTGACGGTAGGGCATTCATGCATTCTACCAAACAACTGCTTACGAAGGGCAAACAGCAGCAGACGGGCAGCAACGAACTGATAATTTGGGTGGTCCAGGTCAATCAGGTCAGAAGCAGAACGAATCAAAATCTCCTGAATCTCTGCGGTAGTAATTCCATCATAAAATTGGATACCAGACTGCATCTCAACCTGTGATGCAGATACATTTGCGAGGTCCTTACACGCCTCTTCCACCATAACATGGAGTTTGTTTAAATCAAGGGGTTCAGTTTTACCATTTCTCTTAACGACTTTCGTTCCGTTGCTCATATTTTTTTCCAGTTGTTAAACTTAATTTTCGCTTCTAAAGCTGAGTAGGTATTTGATTTTAACACATCCATAACATTATGTCCAGCGAGCACCATATCATTGATATCTTTTTGCTCAATGGATGTTGGCCAAATAATCACCTTGTCGCCTCTATTGATGGTTTTTTCGATTCGGTTGACGATTTCTCGATTGCGAGGTTCGTTATCAAAAACGTAAATATAATCGTCCCAACCAAACGACCCAATATCAACGTCGGACCCACACATAGCAACAGCATTTTGTACAAACGTGGAGTCAAAGGGTCCTTCAACGATGTAAATGGGTTGCGAAGAATCCACTTGGTCAAGACCATAAATCTTCGGGGCATCATCAGAAAGCATCACAGTGATATATTTAACAGAGTTAGGTCCTAGTGCTCTTCCCTGGAAACCAATCAAGTTACTTTCAGTATCATACATTGGTATAATAATGCGACTCTCATCCCTACCAATAGTGTCGAACGTAACTTTTTGAGTGTTTGTCCACTCCTTAAAATTGTTAGCAAAATAAAACTTTTCGGGATCAAGTCGTCTTTTTTCCAAATAGTTTTTTGCTATTTCTACTTCTGATGCTTTTGGTAATTCCAGTTTCTTTTTAAAGACGGGTTTAGTAAATTCAAATTTAGGTTCTTCTACAACGAAGTTCTTACCCGTATGTCCTTCTTTAAACTTCTCCATCGTGTACTGCTTGTATAGTACGGTATCAATCTCTTTAAGGAAATTATTAAAAGACATACTAGCACCACAATTGTGACACTTGAAGTTGGTATTGTTCTTTACGGGATACAAATATCCCCTCGTCTTGTTCTTGTTCTTCTGGGAGTCTCCACAAATAGGGCAGCGGAAGTTGTAGAGATCCGACTTAACCCTCTTAAATTTTTGCAAGCGTGATGAAACGAGTCCAATATACTTGGAGTCAACAAAATCCATTATGAAAGATTACTTTGCTCTTTCTATTGTAATCTGGGATGACCTAGAAGTCAAGACATTGGGTAACCAAGATCCAGCAAGTGTAACTACAATAACTACAACAGCAAGAACACCACCAACTTGCCATCTAAACTTTAAAAGATTGTCAATATTTTCTTCTATCTTATTAAATCTTTCTGCCATTTCATCATGCTCTACCTGATTATCCTTTTTGATTTCATCAATCATTCGAATGAGGAGTTCATCAGTTTTCATACTTTGTTCAATCCTCTCATCATGTTTTGCAAGAATCGTAGCGATGCGTGAATTACCTTCGGAAATCTTATCGACCGCTGATTCTAATTTTGATAACATTTCGCGGGATAGATCTTCATAAATACCGAGTTTAGATTCAAGAACCGCTAATTTTGATCCTGACAACATTGTCCTACTGAGGTGGAGTTCTTCTTTGCAACCAGTTTTTACGAAATCCTTTTCCGTAAATATACTTCTTTCCTTTGCGGACTGGAGGATCATCACCAGACTCTTTAGTTCCAGCGATTTGACCTGCACCAAGATTCATTGTTGGTGCTTCTTCCTTTAAAGAACGAATAATACCAATAATTCTATCGATATCCATTAGATTGAATTTAGTTCGTTTAAACAATAGTGATCTTCAAGTATTCCATGAATTTCTGTTTTTGGATATTCAGGAATTCTATTTAAGAATAACAAGAAACTTTTTATAGGTGGCCAAAGATTTTGCTCTAAATTATAAAAAAGCAAAGGAATTGCTGCATCATCAAATACATTAAAGAGAACTGTAAGATGATTTAGAATTAAATGAGTCTTCAATACACCAGTATTTTTGTATCTTTTTAATAATCTCTTAATATACTTAATTCTTTTCAAGTCGTCCTCAAAATCTTCCATGGTCAAAGCATGAGGATTATTGTAAAATTTTATAGCGAAGAGTAAATAATTACTCTCATTCAATTCATCAAATCTCATATCATATTATCAGCTATCTGGGAATCTTGCGTCGTCAGCAGCATCTCCTGAACCAGTGGTGATTCCACTAAATGCAACTAGGGTTTCTGACTTAACTCTGAAGTTTCCATGATTGTCAACATAGGTTGTTACACCAACCCAACCAGCATGAGTTACGCCATAAGCACCAACTTTAGATCCAACTGTCGTTGTACGTGCAATACCAGTTTCAATAGTATCTACACCAAACACTGCGGAGAATCTATTTACTTTAACGTCAGGTGCGTTATATTGATGATCTTCAAGAGTATATTTTGGTTTTTGAGTTACAGTATATGCAGCACCAGCAATAGCACCATTCAATGGAATCAAGAATTGTGTTGAACCAATTGAAAGTAAAGTTGCTGAGGTTACTCCAGTTACAACTGCTTGCCCATAAGTGGCTCCAGTTCCAACAACTAGAATATCTCCAGTAGAGATTCCAGCAGTTACAAAAGTTGTACCACTTCCAGTTACTGTTTTAGCAGAAAGATTAATTGTTATAGTTCCAGTAAGACCCGCGCTTAAAGAATCTTTATTGCCCCAAAGAGCCATGTTTCCTTACCTATAATTCTTTGTATACAGATATTTATAAAAAAAGGAGACCTTAAGTTTGGTCTCCTTCTATTTATGTTCAAGGAGTAAGATCTTTTGCTCCCTTATCCTTCAAGACTTTTTGTGCCTGAAGAAGAACAAGTGAAAGAATTCCGTTTGATTTGACTTTTGGGTTTGCTCCCAATGCTTCTGAAACTGCAAGTGCAAGAGTCAGAAGTAAAGTTTGGTTAGCAAGACACCAAGCTACTAGAGCGGACATAATAACCTCCGTGTGAAGAGTATCCTGTCCTATTTAGAATCAGTCAAACCTCGAACTCATATTATCTTGTGCTCTCTTTTTAGCAGCACGAATCTTTGCTACTTTTTGAGCAGGTGATGCAGGAGCACCATATTCACCAGCAGCAGGTGGTTTCTTACCAGGAACTTTTTTCTCACCTCTTGGTTTAACACCCATTCTACCAGTTCCCATAGATTTAGCAACTAATTCAAATGCTGGATTGCGTGGTTTTCTTGGAGTTCCTGCTACTTTATCTTCTTTTCTTCTCTCATCAATTACTTCACCCTCAGGCTCATAATTCATCTTAAGTCCCATCGCTCTTAACTTATTCTTTGCAAGATTAAGTTTTGTTGGGATTTCTCTAGGATCCTCAACACCACCTTCACTCTTCTTGAGTTTTGGTTCTTTCTCATCTTCACAACCACATGCTTCTTCCTTCATCGCCTTATTCTTTGCTTTCCAAGCAGTTGCATAAGCGATTGACTTTTCTTTTTTGGTTAATCCACCATCAGCATATGATTTCTTAACATGCTTAACCATGCGCTCATACTTAGCACCAGGAGGAGCCTTTTCAATTAACTCTTCAGAATTTTCAACTTCTTCTTGAGAAAGTGGAATTCCTTTTTGAAGTTGCTGAAGTTTTGCCATCAGAGTCTTTTTCTGAAGAGCAACTGTCTGCTTATCTTGAGCAGCATCCTTTTTTTCAGCATCTGCTTTTTTATCTTCTTTCTTTTCTTCCTTTTCTTCTTTAATATTCTTCTCAGAATCTGGGAAGACTTTGATCAAACTTGAATTATTTACACCCTCTCCCGTCAACTTTTTTTCAGTCTTTTCCTCTTTCTTTTTTTCAATCAACTCGGCAAATCCATCTTGCCAATTGTAATCTTCTTTGCGAGTAGCAATTGCTTTACCAACTGCCTTGCGACGCTTCATCAGATACTTATCAGACTTATCATGATCACCATCATTGTCAACATCTTTGTCTTCCTGTCCAACAGGGTCTAATCCTTTACCTGCTTTTGCCTTTGCAGTTGAAGATCCTTTTGCCTTCTCAGACTTCGTTGGTTCTCCATATCCAGTCATCTCAACTGAAGAGATATTTGGATTAGCACGAAGTTCAGAGATCTTGGCACGGCTTGCCATTCTAACATAAGATTTGCCAGTTTTCTTATCGGTAACTCTTACTTTATATTTTGTTTCACCCGTTTCTTCAAGTTGAAGAAGATAATCATTTTGAACTTCTTCTACTTTTTCCTCAACTTTCCCAGATACAAATACATTATATAATGCAGATACAACTGACTCTGTTGCAAGTTTCTTTGTATCAACAAGATCTTCACCGAGAAGCATTTGCTTTGCTCTTGCCTTTACTGCAGGGGGTGCAGGAGACTTTTGAAGTTGTGCAGCATACGCTTTTTTTACAGTGACAGGATCAGATTTGCCACCTGCCTTAGCAGCCATCGTCTGCTTTACTTTATAACGAGTATCATAAGCTAGCTGTCTTGCTTGCTTTTCAATTTTTTCCTTTGCTCCACCGGCAGGAGCTGCTGTAGGTTTATCCATTAGGAGATTTAATTACTTATTCTTTCTATACTTATTTATGAAATTCAATCCAAAATTGATTTGACCATATGCAAGATTCTCTTTTCCAAGTTCAGATCCTTTGGTTTGTTGTGCTGCATACTTCGTATAACCAGAAGTTCCAGCAAGAGTATTAGGTTTTCCAGGAAGTCTCATCTTCCTGTCCATTCTTTTTTCTTGATATGCTTCAGTCACATCTTTAATCCAAGACTTAAACATAATATGATCTTCGGTTACACAAATCAGATAGTTAGTTCCACGACGAATAATACGTCCAACCAAACCAGTATTCAGGTTTTCTACTAACTGACCAACTTGATAGATCTTCTCTTGAACGTAATTTTCACGAAGATTGATCCAATCAAACTTAGGTGCGATTTCCCAGAGACTCCAACCTTCTTTAATTTGCATCGCAGAACGAAGAGTGTTATAAAGTTCTCTTGCCTGCTTTTCATTCATGGAAGCAGGAACACCCTTACGGAATGTTTTATAGTCCCCTTCTGCTGCTGCCTTTCTTTGCTTTGATGCAGACATTCCTGTTACATCATCATCAGAATCTGGATCCCTTTCTCCAGCAGAACGAACTTCTACATTATCAAACTGATAGAGTTTACCATTATATCCACCCGTCAGTTTTTCAAATTCTTTGACACGATCTGCACCACCAATGATTCTTACATTTGCATAACCATCCATATGCGCTTTCTTAAGCACATCAAAGATAGTACGATTTGCAGCATCATTTACAATTCTCTCACTATGCTGAGGAAACATTTGTCTCATCACAGATACTTTTGTATCAGCATCAAGAGGATTCTTTTTCTTATCTTGACTGCGTGAAGGGACAATAACGTAATCTCCATCATCAGAGGACTTTGCAACAGTATCAAGAAGTTTTTCGTGTCCCGTCGTTGGTGGATTAAAGCGACCGAAAGCAATCGTCAGAGTTCCCTTAGTCTTTTCCACTTCAGGCGGAACCATTTCCACAGGTTGTTGTGCCTGGGGTTCCTGTTGCGGCGCAGGTTCCTGTGTTGGTTGAGATAAACTCTTTTCCTGATCAGTTTGTGCTGGGTCTTGCTGACCAACTCTTTGACGCTTATTATAAAACTTCAGTTGTCCTTTTTCAGTCTTTGCAACAAACTCACCAGTTTTTTTATCATACCACCCACCATGCCCATCACCAACTAATCCCATGCGTTGAGCTTGCTGAACCGCAGTTGATGCAGCTGCCTCGGATAAAAATTGGAAAAGATTTTTCATTACTTACAGATTTCAGTAGTTATCGCTCGTTCGTTTGCAACAATGTACCTGAGGACACTATTCCTCATTTTCTTATATTTATTCATTTCCCTATCCGACTTACATAGGGAAATTTTTTTATCAAATGTCATGTAAATATGTGCCAGCAAATCATTGTATCTCGCACCCCTAGTTTTAGATGGTGATTCAAATGATTGGATAATATCTTTTATTTGAGAATTCATATTTCAAAAAGTCCTTCAAGTGCTTCTAAGTAATGTCGTGGATAAAACCGATAAACCTTTCCAGTTTTTGTAGTAGAACTTGCTACTTCCATTTTATATCTAATTTGAATGATTTTTTTATTTCCCAAAGAAATTACAATCTTGGGATCTCCAGTTGTACTGACGGAGACATCATATTTATTTTTAACCAAAAGATCTCTAAATTCTCTATTAGCAACTCTAGTCTTAACTTTGCCAGCACCCACAAATTTTACCAACTCGGTATTCACATTTCTAGATAAACCAAAAATAATATAATCAGCAAATTTTCTTTTGATGTCCGTTTCTTCGGGATCCCCAAGACCATTTGTTAATGCTTTAGCTGCATATTGATAAACAATTTTTGCACCCGCTTTTAATTGATTACCTCCACCAGTTTTTACGGCAACTTCTCTAGAAGGATATTTACGAGTATAAACCTCAGTGTCAAAAAAGTCATTAATAAAAGTATTGTATTGTTTATTAACTGGAGAAACATCCAAACCCATAGATCCAAATACATCTAAAAACTTATCAAATCCCTGCCCAGATACTTGATGAAATTGTTCTCCACCAGATACTTTAAGGGAATAATCAATATTTCTAAATCGTTTATCTGGATTGGTTGGAGAATTAATTTCAATCTTTACATCTGCCTTTGTTCCTTTTTGATCTTCGGTTCCAGCAGCAGTAACTTTTATCATATCCTGCCTTTCATTTATTGAAAGACCTCTAGCCTGTGCATTTAGTCTGCTATGAGTATTTGCAAAATTAATTGCACCAGTTCTTAAGTCACTGACCTTAGACCAATTTGTTTTGATAGATAAAAAGTCTAACGCTTTTTTAGGAATTGATACACTTACAGATACCGTATCAATTACAGCACTGCCAACATCATTTACGTTCTTAACGTATCCCTTTCTCATCATTTGAGATAAAACTTCATCAACATCGGAAGCAGTTACTGCTGGAAGAGTCTTTGCTGTTTTTTTCTTAGCTCTTTTTACAAATCGTGCAGCAACAGCAGCAGCAAAAAAAGCTTCAAACAAATCACCCCTATTTGCTGAAATTTTTTCCGCCATAGTTTTTTAACTATTTAGAATGCCCAAGAGAGGACTCGAACCTCCACGCCGAAGCACATGATCCTAAGTCATGCGTGTATACCAATTTCACCACTTGGGCAGTATTCGCTATTTGCGAATAGCGAATGGAGAATAGCGGACTCGAACCGCTGACATCCTGCTTGCAAAGCAGGCGCTCTACCAACTGAGCTAATTCCCCAAGAAACCCGAAGGTTTATTTTACCACAACATCGATGGCATCATCAAGATCTTGAATGACTGAACGAATATCAACAATACGTTCAGGAGTATGCTCAAGACCATATCCACGTTGTGCTTCAAACAGAACTTGACGAACTGCTGCTGCAGCACGAACGTCAAGTTTAAGCGTTACTTTTTTCATCGGTCGTCAGCGGCACGATTTTCAGAGAAGTAAACATCAAACGCACCCTCAGGATAACGCTTGAGAAGTTTTTGCACATTACGAGCAACCACATCATCAAGGGTCACTTCAAGAGCCATACAGGCTTGGGCAACATACCACATAATATCACCCAGTTCAATAATCATATGTTCCCGATTATCTTCATTGAATGGTTTGCCTTGGAAGATCATTTTCTTGACGATTTCCATAAACTCACCACCTTCGGCATTGATACCAACGGCAGCAGTCAGGAGTCGTTCAATATTAGCACCTTTCTCATCGAGTGCGACAAGACGATCAGAAAGAGAAAGAAAGTCTTTGGATGCATCAGAAGTTACAGCATCCACAAACTCAGCATACTTATCAAAATTAACGTGTCTAGCGGTTTCCATTAAAATTTAAATCCTTCAAACGACTTTTTGGGTTTCTTGTCCTCATCATTATACTCGTCATCTTGTCCAGAGTCAAGTATGTCCTTTTGAGCAGTTTGCTCACAATCATACAACCTCATCTTTGCCCTGTCAATACCCACAATAAAACGTTTGTAGATCGTAGGGTCATTGTATCTGTTCTTCAGTTGCTTCACCATAATCTGCCCAAGTGCCTCCAACTCTTCAGTGCTAATAAGGGCAAACATAAGATCAGCAGTAGCAGGGAGACCAAAGGACTCAGAAGTATCAGTAAGTTCAACATCGCTATTGCCATAACCTGAACGAGTGGTCTGAGTAGCGGAGACAATTGGGACATTAAACTCGACGGCGAGCCCCCTAAGTTCTTCAGCAATTGCTTTAATATATGAATATGAATTGACAGAACTGTTTGCCTTATGCCTAGAGGAAGCACATATATTAAGGTAATCAATGAAAATAATATCAGGTCTAAATGACTTCTTAAGTGCCAACTCATTAAGCAGTGCCTTAAAGTGTCCACTATGGGCAGAGGCAGTAGGATACTCTTTAATTATAAGAGTTCCTTGCGTTTTCTTTGAGATGTTTGTGACTTTGTTCTCAAACATCTGGCGTGGTAAATCAACCAATTGCTGAATCGGAACATTGAGAAGGTTTGCATCAATTCTTTCTGCAATTCTCTCTTCCGCCATTTCAAGAGTGATATAGAGTACGGACCTGCCCTGTAACAAGACGGAGCTAGCCAGATGACACATAAACAGTGATTTCCCAACACCCGTTCCAGCGAGAGCAATATTGAGAGTCTTGTTAGGTAGACCACCTTTCGTGATTTTGTTGAAATATTCCAGATCAAACTCAATCTTATCTTCTTTGCGGTGGTAAAATTCATATCGCTCCTCATAGTTCTGAAGATAGTCGTGACCGATATTATTATCAAAACTTACCGCAAGAGCATCAGAAAGAATTGATGGAATGGCATCACGATTCTTCTTTTCATTATTTCCATCAGCAATATGGATTGATTCCATAAGTGCCAAGTAAATGGCACGATCACGGCACCACTTTTCAGTTGTGTCCAACAACCATTGCTTATCTACAACAGAATCATTCAGAGATTTATTAATTTCTCGGATTTCTTTGATTTGATCTTCCGTTAAGTCAGTGCGATTCTCTACCTCAATATTGAGTGCTTCAATGGTAATTGCTGAACCATACTTAACAATGAACTGGACAATCTCTTCAAAAATGACCTTCTCGGTCTTTTGCTCAAAATAATCTGGTTGAATGAAAGGTA